ATCGCGACGAAGGCCGGCGGCTCGATCGTCCGCAACTACGGCATCGCCGTCATGCAGGCGAAGGCGAGGATCGAGTCATGTGCGACCTAGCGTGGCCGATCTTGGCAGCGCTCGTCATCGCATTGGCCTCGCTGTGGCGCACACACGGCAGGCTCGAAGACGTGCGCCGGAGGTTCGATCTCTATGTCTACCGGATGCAGCGCGAGCTTCAGACCGACGCGGCTTTGCTGACCACTAGCGAGATGGTACGCGAATGAGCGCAGTCGCACCCCATTGGGTCATCGTCTTCGCGCACATCATGGGCAACCCGTCGATGCCGACGAAAGAGCCGGTCTTTACGACGCTCGCCGCGTGCCGCGAGAGGGTGCGCGAGTTGAACAAGGGGCCGGTGCAGTTGTGGTCCTACGTTTGCGAAAGGGTGGAGAAATGATCGACCGAGAAGAACTGCGCCGGCTGTGCAAGGCGGCGACGCCGGGGCCTTGGTTCCTGCGCACCAATAGGCACCCAGGAACAAATGGACGCGACTGGGGGTGGCTTGATTGTCAGCGTCAATCTGCGTCTCATCCACCGGGGGTGAACGTGACTTGGGAGGATGGAAGCAAGTCCCGTGATAATGCGCTATTCGTTGCTGCTGCCCGCACCGCCGTCCCCGCCCTGCTTGACGCGCTTGATGCAGCGGAGGCGCAGATAGTCGACCTTAATTCTCGTGGTGCGTCGCAGTACGCAGCGGTGGAGGCGGCAGAAGCTGCGCTTGAGATAGTGCGGATGCAACTCGCCGCATGCGGAGTCATCGCGATGGCAAATACTGCGGAAAGCGCCAAGGATGCTCGTGACATGCATCAAAATTACGATTGCGCATCTGTCCGCGATGTTGCATCGGCTGTTGATCGAGAGATGGCGGCGCGCGAGAAGTTAGAGGCGGCGGAGGCGCGGGAGAAGTTGCTGAGGGAGGCACTATTCAGGCTGTGCGCTTGGGCAGAGGGTGCCTATGCGTCCTCACCAAACATCACGACATATAAGCCGATTGGGAACGCCCGTGCCGCCCTCGCGGAGACCGCGCCATGAGCCCCCAATGCAGCACATGCGGACGGTTTTCCCGCAGCCGAAATGGAGACATGTGGCAGATGGTTTATTCCGGCTTCCCGCCGACGCCTGATCGAGAAATTTATCGCTGCGCGTCGTGCGTTGAAAGGGTCGGGCCATTCGAGCCGCAACACGGGATTCGACCGGAAGCGTCGTGCGGGATGGTTATCACATGACCGCCCTCGCAGCCGCCGAGCGCGCCGGGTTCTTGATCGTGGCGCCGGACGACGGGCGATGACATGCCGAGACATCGCAGAACAGAACACCCCACAGCGTTGAAAACGTTCACAGACGCCGAACTCATTGAAGAATTGAGCCGCCGCACGATCGCGCGCGACAGGGAGCGCGCACGTAGCTGGTGCGACGACTGCGCCAACTTTGGAGCGTGGGAGGGCGTCACAAAGATGCCGAAGAACTTCAATCCATGCCGAAAGGGGCATGAGATGCAGTTTCAGGAGCCGCATGGCTACGGCGATGACCCGAACTGGGGTTTCTACCGATTGGTGTGTGCGGACCGGGCTAGCTTCAAGGAGGGCAGCGGGCGATGACGCTGCCGCGCCTCTTTACGCGCGACGATCTGCGGGAATATCTCGGCGGGATCTCGTCGAGCACGCTTGCGCGCTGGGTCGACGATGGGAAGATCCCGGGCCCGATCGCCAGCACGACCCGCTGGGATCGCGCCGCCGTCGCAGCGATGGAGCCAGAGCTGCAGAAGATGCTCGGCGCGCTGGCCGATATAGGCGGGGCCGAGGACATGGACGAGCAAACGCGGCGCAGGAAGGCGACCCGGATCTACGCCGAGGTCGCACCGGCCATCGAGGCCGCTCTTATGCCCCGATCGGGGCCACGAAACAGAGCGGGCGATTGTGATTGAAGCAAAGCACCGGCTCGCCCGTCGGGTTGCCCTTGTTGTGAATGATGATCTCGTTCGGGATCTTCACCCAATCGCCGGCCTGGTTCTTCGCTTCCCACCCGTCATGGCCGACGCGCGCGCGTGTGATGAAGCAATCGTGACCGGAGCAGCACGAAATCCCGTTCGGCTGCTTCAGCTCGTCGAGCCACCTGTTGTCGATGCCGGCGTTGTGAGCATGCGCGATGATCGCCGCGAACAATGATGCCGCAAGCGCGACGGCAAGAGAAACCCGGCTCACGTCACAACCCCGGTATCGCGACGCCCATCCTGCCCGCGATGCGGAACAGGGTCGACCTGGCGTCGTTGACAAGCGCATCGCATGCCTCGTGATCGTTCCTGCGAAGGTTGCGCGCGATCTGCCACTTCGTCGCCGGCCCGATCACGCGCTGCTCGGCAACCGCATGTAGACGCTCTGCGGCTTCGATGAGGCCGGACCAGCACATCGCTGCGATCCTGTCGTCGCTTGCCTCGGCGAGCGCACGGGCGCCGCGCAGGTCATCGAGTGCGAAGGCGGTGAGCGCGCGAATCTCGTCGCGCGGGTTGCCGTCGCGCGCGGTGCCCTCGAGCGCGGCGCAGCCGGCGACGAGCGCTAGGCCAGAGAGCATGAGCGCACGACGGATGCAGTTCATCATCAGGTCGCCTCCTCGTTTTAAGGAAAGTATTTCTGGAGCGCCGAACTGACCTTCGCGCCGACCATACTCGAGGCCAGCGACAGACCGATCAGGATGCCGAGCCCGCGATGCTTCATCGCGTCCACGTCGCGCTTGATCTCGCTCACGGAGGTCGTGATCCGGTCGAGCTTGGTCTCGAGCCGGTCGCGCATCTCCTTTGCGACGCTCGCGGCCTGGCGCAGTTCCCCGATCGCGAGCGACAGCTCGTGAAGGTCTCCGTGGTTCATCTCCAATTCTCCACTCGCCTCGTGTGGTCCCCTCCGATCGACGCCGCTCCTGGCGGATTTGATTGGCAGCTAGACGGCCATCGTCAATAGGCCGATCGGATCGCGGGAAGTTCTTCCCGGCCACGCTTGGGCATCTTGCGATCGATGCCCGACCGCTGGCCCTGCATCTCGCTCTCGAACTGCTGTTGATAGCCGGGAGAGTTGAAGTCGTAGCGGTTCGCTGGCGATGCGCTCGCGTTGTAACGCACGATCTTCTCAACCAGAGCGTTGAGCCGCGCCTCTGCAAGACGCTGCGCCTGCACGTCTCCGCGCGCCGCTGCCCTCGCGACCGCCGCCGCTGCCTTCGCTCGAGCCAGGTTGAACTCTGCGCGGATGGCGTTCGCCGCAGAGCCGGCGCGCTGGACCGCCCACATTTCTTCGCGCGCGCGGCTGTTCCCGGTCGGCTGGAAGCCGAGCGCGCGCTTGGCGACGTTACTCGCCCCGCCGACCGTCGTGCCGTCCGGCAGCACCTCGTCGGGCGGCATGACGAGCTGGCCGCGAGCCCTGGTCTTCACGCCCTCGGTGGCGAATTGCCGTGCGCGGAAGGCATCGGCGATGAACTCTGGCGAGCCGCTGATGCCGGCCGCCAGCCAATCGCCCTTCCAGAGATTCGTGAGCGTCGCCGGTATGCGCAGCGCCAGGCTGGCGGGGATGCCGAGCAGCCCGGCCGCGCGCTCCCAAAACGGATCGAACTGGCCGCCGGTCGGCTGCGGCGCGACACGGCCCTGGCCGACGCGCTGGGAGATGTCGATGCCGGTCTCGCGCAGCGGGCCCCGCGCCAGCACGCGCTTGCCGACGTCACGCGCCGTCTCCTGAGTCTCCTCGTCCGCGCCCAGGGCCGCGACAATCGCCGCCGCCACCGAGCCGCCAGCTTCGCGGATGCGCCGCTCGAACTGCGGATCGACGCCGGTGAAGTATTTGACGATCGCCTCGAGGATCTCGATCCCGTCCTCGGCGCCAGGGAGCCCCATGAGGCCGCTGGTGAGCACCAGCATGCCCATCAGCCCGGCCATGGTCGCGAAGCGAGCGCCGCCGCGGTAGCTGCCGGCGCCGAAGAAGCCCAGGCGCGCGAGAAGCTCGAGGTAGTTGAGCATGAAGCTCTTGAACTGGAAGATCGCCGTACCCGGCCCGCGCATCACGCCGGAGCGGTTGATCTTCCCCTGCATGAACTGCGTTTCCTCGACCGAGAACGTCGCGAAGTCCTCTGGCGTGCGCTGGCGCTCCTTGCGGAACTCGGTCCACTGGCCGTCCTTGCGCAGCGTCTCGTTGATCTTGCGCATCACCTCCGGGTTCTGGGCAAGGCGATAGGCTGCGATGAAGGTGACCATGCGGTTCAGTCGCTCGGCAGCCTGGAATGAATAGGCCAGCCCATCCTTCACGTACTGCGTCTTCGCCGCGATCGTGCGCGCGCCAGGTGTGCGGCCTCTCGCCGTCGCCATGATGTCGAAGGTCTCGATCGGCAGCAGCCGTCCATCCTTCAGCGCGGCGCGCACGACCGGGCGCACGTCCTCCGGTAGCTTCTCGACGTCGAACACGTCGAGGCCGGCTCCGCCCTTCGACTTCGGCAGCGGCCGGATCGCCATCCCGACGTCCTTGTAGGCGCGCGCGATCTGCGCATTGGCCGCAACCGGGTTCGAGAACATGCTCAACCACGGCATCGCCACGACCGGGATCTGCGACAGATTCACCAGCGCCGACGAGATGCGCCCGCCGAGGTACATGAGAAATCCGGCCTGGCGGAGCGGCTGCAACTCCTCGCTCGGATTCTGGATGTAGTCGTTCCACTTCTTCGCGTACTCGCGCAGCTTCGGCTCGCGGGCGGGGATTCCGGCGATGGCCTCCTCGATATCGGGCATGTGCTCGCGGCGCGCGAGATAGCCGCTGATCCCGACGATGTAGTCGGCGAGGCTGCGCTCGAGGTCCGTGGAGTACCCGGGGATGTTGCGCGACTTGATGAAGTGCGCGCGGAAGCCGCGCTTCTTGATGAGCTCGCCGACCGCCTCCATGACCTTGGCGGACTGCTCCGGCGGCAGGTTCGCGGCACCGATGATCGCATCGAGGTCGGAGAAGGACGGGAGATCGTCGAGCGAATCCGGCGTCACCTCGCGCAACTCGCTGATCTCGAATCCACGATCAGGCGGGTAAATCTCGGCGAGGCGCTTGCGCACACGCGCGCCTTCCTGCTCGAGCCGCGCGCGCGTCAGCTTCGTGCGTGGGCTAGTCGTGATGCCAGGCTCGATGTGCTCGCGGTGGACGACGACCCGCTTGCCGTCCTGCAGGCTCGTGACCGTGACGTAGTGTGAGCCATAGCGCGTGAAAGGCACATAGCCAGCCTTCTTCGCGCGCTGGATCGACAGCAGAACGTCGGCCAACGTCTTGAGCCGAGCGCGCTCGCCAGCGTTCTCGGTGTCCTTGGCGATCTCCTCGACGGCCTCGGACGTCTTCGGTGCATCGGCATCGGCAGGGTCATAGCCCCACTCGCGGAGCACCTGGTCGCGAAAGCGATCGAGCGCCGTGTCCATCGTGGCGCGGTAGGCGCGGTAGGCGCGAGCCTCGTCCGGCGTGAGCTTCACCTCCTCGCCGAGCTTCGTTAGCGTGGTTACGCCAGAGACTTCGCGCGTGATCTTCTCGCCGCTGAACCCATGTTGTTTCGCAAGCCAGTTCGGGATGATGAACTTCCCGTCCGGGTTCTTGGTGACGACAGACTTCGGCACCCACGCGGCCTGAATGCCGTCTTGCTTCAGAAGCCACGCCTTGTCCGTCTGCTTAATGATCTCCACGTCAGCGGCGATCGATCCCGCGTCTTTATCGACGCGCTCGCCAACGCCGCCGACCTTGTTCTTAACCGTGATCGTGCCGTCAGCCGCCGGGGCGTATGTCTCGCCGGCCATGCGGCCGTGCTCAAGCACCTTGTTGATCTTCTCCTTCGACGCCTGCGGCATCTCCATATAGCCGCGCGCCATCTCGGTGAAGTCCGAGATCATCATGTCGCGAGCGCGGAACTGGCGCACGCCGGCGCGGAACACGCGGGCAAACTCTGGGAAGTAGGATCCGATGGTGCGCGGCGTGATGAGCAGCTTGCGCGCAAGGCCGATGTCGTGAGGCTCCTGCACCTTGGCGCGCGGGTCGTTGAGGTTGCCGCCCTTGAGCGCTGCGATCGCCGTGCCGAGGAACGAGCGGCGCTGAGACTCGGGCCGAGCCGCAGCCTGCTGCGCGCCGGTCTGCGCCATTTGGTACATGGCGAGGATCTCGACGTCCTTGTCGTCGAAGAGCACGTAGTTGTAGGTTCCGTCGCCCTTGGATCGGCTCGAGCCATCGAGGTACTTGATCCCGCGCACTCCGGCGGCGTGGAGAGCGCGTGAAGCGGCTGGCTGGCCTTCGTCGCCACGCTCCACATAACCCCACCCCTTCGGAGTGCCAGGCGAGTCAGGAGGAAGCGGCGGAGCGAGCTTTTCAGCAATACGCTTGTATATGTCGCCGCCAGTCCCGCCGGTGCGCATGCCGTTATTGGTTTCAAGCCCGGCGGCAACGCGGCCCTCGGCGTCTTCACGACGGTTATATGGGAACCCTTGCGGCTCTCCATCCGCCATGATCTGCCAGCCATTCGCGACCCGCACGACCTCGACGCGCGGGAGGCCGGCATTGTGAAGCGCCTCGCGAACCTTCTCGCTCTGCTCCGCCAGCGGCTTATCCCAAAGCAGATACTCATCGTCCTTGGGCGCTAGCTCGACGGCGTAGAGGCGGCCCCTGCCGCCGCCGCGCGCAATCGTTTCGTCAATCATCCGCTTGTACAGGGCGTCTAGCGCATCATCGGCGGCGTCGCGCTCCCTGATTGCGTCTCTGTGCGACTGAGTGCCACTCAACGGACCGAATGTCATCCTGTCCATCTTTTCTCGGGCTCTACGGGCAACTTCCTTTAGCCTCTCCCACTCTGCGCCATGATCTTCAACAGCTTGACGATCTGCGGTGATCGTGCTCGGGTGCGTCAAAGTGTTGCGATAGTGCTCCGCCACCTCCTTCTTCCCGGCGAAGTAGAGCCCGTATCCGTAAGCCTGCGCGCCCTCGCCGCTGCCGATCTTTGAGATGTCGAACCGGTCGAACGTGTACGGAGTGCCGTGCCACGCGGCTTGAGCCCTCGCGCTCTGCCGCGCGCGCGCCGTGATCTCGCCCTCGCGGAATGCCCCGCGCTCGATCAGCGAGAACACCAGCTCGGCCACGTCTGCATCGCTCATGCCGCGCACGCCGGCAGCCGCCAGCGCGCGCTTCACCTCGGCCCGCACGCGGCGCAGGAACTCTGCGATCCGCTGGAAGATCGCATCGACCTTCGCGTTGCCGGTCTTCCACACGCCCTCGCGCAGGCCGACGCCGAACTCCTCGGCAATGGCTTCCTCGATCGCCTGCTCGCGCGTGAGCCCGTCGCCCCAGCGCTCGTCGATGGCGTGCTTCGCCAGCCAGCCATCGCGCTCGGCTGCCTGCGAGAGCGCCGACCATGCGGCGTCGTCGATAAGGCCGAGCTGGCGCATGACGTGGATCGTCTCGTGCCGCACCGTTCCGATCGGATCTGGCGAGCGCATCGAGAGCGCCAGGAGGTGATCCGCTGGCGAGTAGACGCCGAGGATCTCCTGGTCGCCGACCATCATCCGATCGAACACGGACGCGGACGGCGCGGCCTTGCCAGCCATGCGGCGCAGCGTCACGTTCATAGCGCGCAGGGTTGCGTCGCGGCGAGCCTGGTCCTGCGGGGATAGGTTGACCGTGGCGTCGATCGCTCCGGCAACGCGGAGGCGGGCGCTGTCACCTGGCCTGAACAACTTCCCCTGCCGCTTCGTCTCGCGCTCGGCGTCCGCACGCTTCACGTCGCGCGTCGCGTCCTGCTCGCCGCCGAACAACGGCGTCTCGGCGACGCTGCGCTGCGGAGCCTTCGCGGCCTTGCGGCCCTCGGCGGCTACACGCTCGGCTCCGGGGATGACAATCTGCTCGTCGGAGATGGAGTCCTTGGCGACGGCGATGCGCTCGATGCGGGGGCGCTGAAAACGCGGCCCATCTCCATACTTCGCCGCCTTGCGCTCCTCCGCCCGATCCAACTGCGCGTTCACATCCCGCGCGCTCATCACCGGCTTGCCGCGCACGGTCTGATCGATCGCCTCGTACAGATCGTTGAGCGTCGCGCCTTCTGGCAGGAACCCGGCCTCGACGAGCATCTCGCGCGCGCGGTCAGGATCCATGCCGTTCTTGTCGTTGCGCAGCGCGCCGTAGACCGGGACCATGTAGTTCGGCCGGCCCATGATCGTGCGCAGGTCGCCGCTCGTGTCCTTGATGCCGCCGGCCGCAGCGATGGTCTGCACGATGTTGAGCGCACCGGCATTTGCCTTGCGCGTCTGGATCGCCTTCTTGGCGGCCTCGCGGCGCGTGATCGCGGCGTCGCGCTTCTTGCGCTCGGCCTCGGCGCGCTTCTCCTTGGCGCTCAGAGCGCGCTGGCGTGGGGCGTCTACCTTCGGCGCTTGGAGAGCAGCCGTCGCGGCCTCGGCCGGCTTCTCGGGCGGCGGCAACGGGTCGTAGATCGGAGCCTTGTCGACGTTCCGATCTGTCGGCAACCCAGCCCACACGCGGCCATTGTAGGAGACGTAACCAATCACCTTCCCGTCGCGAACCAGTAGCGGCGTCGGCGTGTTGCTCGCGCCCTCGCCGAACTTGTCGCGCGCGGCGACGAAGATGCGTGACGCCTTCTCGACCGACTCGACGGGATAGGTACGGCTGCCGACGCGGAGCGTGAGCGGCGCGGCCGGCGTGGTCTCCGTGCGGACAGCTACGGCTGTGCCGACCCCTTGCCCTTCGGCCTGTTCAGCGCCAGCAGGTTGTGCGCCGATCGGCGCATTCTCTGCCGCAGGCTCGCCGGCAGCGCGTTCCGCGCTTGCGCCTTCGTCCGTAGCCACTTCGACAGTTCGATCCGCTCCTCCGGCGTCAGGCGCGGCGGGTTCGGCTTGGCGTTCGGCATCGCTGGCCTCCTGCTCGATAATCTCAGCCGCCTCCATGGCGACGTCCAGACCTGATCGTGTCAGCGCGATCTCGAGCGCGAGCTCGGGATCGGTCCCGTCGACCATCAGCTCGACCATGTCGAGCCGCTCTGCCGGGGTCAGGGTCACGCCACGAGCCGATGCAGTGCGGTTGGCGATCTGGTCGGGGGTGGCAACCGGGGCCGGCGTCGGGACAGGAGGACCAGACGCCAGCCCCGGCGCCGCTGCCTGCCCACCGGGAGGGGGGACGGATTGAGCAGGCGCAGGGGGAGCGGGAGCGATGTCGGAGGGCGCGATCGAGCGCGCCGGCGGAGGCTGGACGTAGGCCAGCGGCTTCGTCGGGTCGCCGCCCTTGAGCCACGCCTGGAACTCGGCGACCGTCATCGGCGTGATCGCGCCCATGCGCGCCTCGCCGGAGCCGTCCGGGAAAGCCGTCTGATAGACCTCGGCAGCGAGCGCCCGGCCCTCGAAACCGATCATGGCCTTCGGCTCGTCGAACTTGCCGGTCTTCGGGTCGATCTGGTCGATGACGTAGACGAGGCGCGAGGCCGGCTCGTCGCCCACGAAGACGTCGACCTTTCCGTCGCCCGTGTCGCGGCCGGCCTTCAGGTAGCCGTAATGCGCCGGATAGTCGGGGTTGCTCCACGGCCTCCCCTCCGCGTCCATGCCGGTGCGCGTGCCGCCGCGCGGGGTCTCGATGGTGATGTCGAGGCCATGGATGCGGACATGGCCCATCCTGTAGTTGCCAGCCTCGGCCTGGGCCGGCGTCGGCTCGGCGGCGCGCGCCGCGGCCATGTCGATGTCCTGGGCGGTCTCGGCCCGCAGCGGGGCGGTGCGCGTCCCCTGGCCGTCGAGCACCTTGCCCACGGCAGCCGCCGCCTCGGGCCCGTCCTCGGCCGCGACGGCAGCGATCATGTCCCGGCGCTGGCGCTCGGCGGCGATCTCGGCCAGCGGCCTGGGGTCGTTCATCGCCTGCTCGAAGTCCTCGGGCGTGCCAGGAGCGGGACGCGCCGGGACAATGTCCCGCGATGTCCCGGGCTGTCCCGCCTCGAGGGGGCGGGTGATTTCAATGGGGGGAGTTTCTGCCGCAGTGGGGGGAGTCGGCGCGGCAATGGGGGGAGTTCCGCTCGGGGCGGCAACCGGCGGCGCTTCCGTAGCAGCCACGGCCGAATTGATTTCGCCTGCCTGCGGCGTTCCCGAATAAGGGGGGGGGGTAACCGGGGGGTTAACCGGGGCGTTTTCCGCACCTGCCGGGACTGCGGAAATTGGCTGCGGAATATTCGCAGCGACCGTTTCCTGTGAAACGCTCGGCGCTTCGCCTTGCAGTGGAACGGGTTGCGCCGCCTGCTGCGGCTGCTGCTGACCGCCAGGGATGGCAGAAACCACGCTTGCGGGGCCGGCTGAGGCTGCGCCCGCCATTCCAGAGTTGAACCAGCGCAGCAGGGACTCGTCCGTAAGGAACTTTTCACCCGTCTGCGACGTGACCGCCGCGTCCTTGACGATCTCCTGCCCGGCCTCGTTGATGAACTCCTCGACCAGATTGGCCGGGATTTCGCGTCCGAGGCGCTGGAAGTAGTTGCGCGCCACGCCCTCGATCACGGGCCGGGAAAGGTTGCGCAGGGTTCGCCCGACCGGGCCGAGAAAGTCGAGCGCGGCATAGGGCACGGCACCGGCCATCGCCACGTCCGGCCGATCGGCAATCCCCTTCTCCATCAGCTCGGACTGGATGTCGCCGACGCCCATGCCGTAGCCGGACGCTCCTACGCCGACAGCGGCGCCGGCTGGACCGCCAATGGCTCCGCCGATGATGCCCGAAAGCGCCGACGCTGCCAGATAGGGGATGCCCTGTCCGGTGTTGTAGGCAAACCAGTTCTTGAAGCCCTCCAGGTCGCGAATGTCGGTGAAGTTGACAGTCTTCCCCTGGGAAGCCTTGGCCTCGTCGCCGTACCGGCGCCACGCCTCGACGATCCCGTCCCGGAACGCCTTGTTGCTCGCGAGCGCGTCCGTCGTCGAACGGCGCAACGCGGCGCGCTCTTCGGGGGATGCGTCGAAGTAGAGACGCGCCTGCTGACCAATCGGGTCGGCCATGCCGGTCGGCGCGCGCCGCTGGCGCAATGGAGCGTCGCTGCCACGGTCGATCTCGTCGAACGCCGCCAACGTCTCGCGGGTCTGCCGGTCGATGCCGACAAAGGGGATAGTCGCGGCGGCGGCAGCCATCTGCTTGCCGCCGGCCACGCCCGCATCGAGGCCCTTACGGAACTCGCCGCGAGGCGCCGGGAACTGCGGATCGGGGTCGTAACGCGGCGCAGGCGGCGCGGAGACGTCGGGCAGTTCGGCCGCGAAGCCCTGCCCGACCAGGTCGCGCGGCGGCGGCTGCGGCGCGGACTCGGCGCGCACCGAAACTGGGTCCTGATCCATGACGTCGTCGAGCGTGAAGCTCCGCCCCGTCGACCGACCGGCTGGCCGTTGCGGCGCGGACGGCGCGTCGGCGATGTCGTCGAGGCTGTAGGACGCCATCAGTTGACCTCGTCGAAACGGCCGGTCTGCGCGTTCCAGCGTCCCGTGGTCTGCCCGCCCTTCTTCAGCGGGATCAGGTAGACCTGTCCGTCGACGAGCTGGCGGTGATCGACCCTGCCGTCCTGCCCGCGGGGGACGTCGGCGGCGTCCTTGGGGGCGGTCGGAGAGCCATTGGTCCGATTGAGAGCCCCCGGCGCGCCGCTGTTGGATCGCGCTCCGAATGGGTCGTCAGGGTTCAGCCCGAAGGATTCCATGGCCTTCCTAAACGCCGGGCGGTAGGCGGTCGGATTGATGACCGCTTCCTGCTTCGCAATCTCCGTCGCAATCTTGACCTTTTCGGCGATGCTCGTGTCTCGCTCCGATGCCGCGTAGCGGAGAGCGCCGGCCTCATCTCCCGGATGGGTCTTGAGCCACGCCTGATATCGCTCCTGGAACACTGACGATCGGCCGCCTGCAGCGCCTCCGGTCGGCGCCTGCCTGAGCGGCTGTCCGTCAGGACCGAGCACGAACGAGGACTTTCCGGTGCCCCTTTCGACGCGAACTACGCGATTTTGCTCGTCAGGGTACTCGTCATAGGCGGTAGCCCCCCGCTGGTTTCGCAGTGCGTTGCTCGCCCCGGCCGCGGCGTTCTTCTGGTTGATGCCGGCCCTCTTGTCCTCGATCTCGAGCTTCTCGCGCAGCGCCGCGACCTTCTCCTTGTTCGCCCAGAACTCGGCCGGGATGTTCAGCCCCATGCGCCGGGCCTGCTCCGCCGCGGCGCCGTAAAGCCCTGAATCCACGTAAGCCTTGAACGCCCGAGCGTCGCGCTCACGCGCCTGCGCCTCCATCTGCTGTCGGCTGACGTCCTGTTCCTCGGCCGACTTCAAAGCCTGCAGCCGCCGGCCTCCGCCGAGCGACGGGTCCGCCGCCAGCCGGCGGTTCACCTCGCCGCTGTTCAGCTTCTCGCCCGTCGCGTAGATCCGATTCAGCGCCTCGGACGCGGCACGGTCCTGGCGCGCCTGCTCGCGCCGGGCCTGCACCTCCATGTCGACCAGTTCGGCGCGGGCGCGCTGTTGCTCGAGTTGCTGCGCCTGCTGCATCCCGTCGAGGACCGGGTTCTCGCGGAGGAAGTTCACCTGCATGGGTCAGCCCTCACGCGAACTGGAGCGCGGCGGGATCCCCACCGGAATAGGTCGCCAAGCCGCGATACCGATCGGCGCCGCCCTGGCCGTACTGCGATTGCCGCTCCTTGTTCTCCTTGGCGAACAGGTTGGCGATGGCGCCCATGGCGGTCCCCCACTGGCCGGCGTTGGCCGTCGTGGCGTTGGCGTCCAGGTAGCCCCCGGCTCTGGCCGCCTCTCCCGTCGCGCGGCCGGTGTCCCTATCGATCGCCGCCTGGTTGTCGTTGGCGTCGAAGTAGCCGCCGGAGAGGCGCTGCGCTGCCGCGTCCGAACGCCGCTGGTTCTGGCCGTAGAGGTCGGCCATGTAGCCGGCCCGACCCTCGTTGACGGCCGCCACGCCGGCCCGGCCGGCACCGCGCAGGCCCGACGCCGCCAAGCGGGCTGCAGCCGTGCGGTCGTAGTCCGCCATGCTGCGCTGCTGCTCCGGCGTCAGGACGCTTGGGTCGGCAGCCATCACGCGCTGCAGGTAGGCCACCGCAGGGGCGGAAAGGGTGCGCTGCTCCTCGTAGCGGGCCTGCGCGAGCCTGTTGCCCTCGCGGATCGCCGCGGCCTGGGCCTCGGCCCCCTTGCGGGCTTCCTCCGCCGCGTCCTTGTTGGCCTGAGAGCTGAGATAGGCGCCGCCGAGCGCGGCGATTGGCGCAGCGATGCTGCTGCCGCCGCCGAAAAACTCGCCGATCGCGTCGAAAAGGCTCATCGACACGCCTCATAGGTTCGGATTGTGGGGGATCAGGTCAGCGGCGCGAGGCCGCGCAAGCCTTCTCTGCTGCGTCGCGATGGCGCTGGGCCATGGCGCGCGTCTCGGGCAGGTCGCCGAGCTGGTAGACGAGGTATCGGGCGCCGACGTCGTAGGCTTCGCGCTCGGCCTCACATTCACGGGAACGGGGAATGCCGCCCCACGTCACGCATTGCGCATGGTGAGTCAGTTCGTGGGCCAGGACGAGGTCGATCCTGGTGCCGAGGCTCGCGATTGCCTCGCGCGAGATCGCGATGGTGCGCGTGTCGCAGCGGTAGGTGGCAGCAGCGCCCCCGTCGAAACAGGTGGCGCAACCGCGATCGATCTCCCGCTGCGACATTATGGCGACGGTCGGCGGAGGCATGCGATCGGCGTCGGTGTAGGCCGTGTTCGCGGCTATCCACCCAAGCAAAAAGCCGATCGCGGAAGTGAGGTCAGACACCCTTCAGCCTACCAATCGCGATCCTACCTGCGGGCCTTGATGCGTGCCAAGGCATCGCCGGCCCCGCCCTTCTTCTCGGGGGCCTTACCACGGGAAGGCGGCGCCTTTGTGACGGCCGCCCGCTTCACCGCCGCGGCAGGCGCGCGCAGGCTATTGAGTGCCGCCATGGCGCTCGGGCCGTACTTGTTGACCGCCTCCGGCCGCTGCACGAACTCGCCCGTGTGGGCCTTGATCGTGACCGGCTTCGGCGGCGCGCCGGGCTTGCCGATCGGGCCGCCTTGGCGCCACTCGTACCCCTGACCACTGCTGCCCTGCGGCGCGCTGCTGTCGTTCGCGGACGCGCCGCCGCCTGCCGAGCCGATCTCGGACGACTGGACGGAACGATCGATGCCGAGGTCGCGCTCACCGGGGGCCATTCCCGTGACCGGGTCGAACCCGGAGCCGCCACCGCTTCCGCCTTCACCGGACGGCGGCGCCAAGGGCTCCGACGTCACCGAGCGGTTGATGCCCAGGTCCCGCTCGCCAGGAGCGACGCCCGTGACCGGGTCGAACCCGCCGGGTCTGGACAGGTCAGGGCCGGATCCGGTGACGGCATTGTAGGCAGCCGCCATCGACCGGCTGATCGTGTTGTTGCCCGAGCTGAACGGGCTCATCGCCGACCTGACGTCGCCCCACGTTACCGGGCCGTTGACGTTGCGGTCGTAGCCCATTCTGTCGGCCGTGTTCATCACCGCGCCGAAGCCGCCAGGACCGCTTAGGGCTAGTGCGCCCATCGCCGCCGAGGCCAGAAGATCCTGGAAGCTCTGCGCCTCGCGCGTCGATTGCTGGCCGCCCCGGATGCCGCCCTCCGCATTGCCGACGCCGAGCCCGTCATCCTCCGCCCGCGCCGCATAGAGGCCGCGCATCGCCGCCATCGCGTCGCCAGAGCTCGTCGCCCCCTGCTGCGGAGCCGATTGCGGCTGCGCGCCGGCTAGGCCGCGGCCGATGAAGCCGGGGGCCCGGTAGCCCGCCCCACTCTGCCGGGCCACATAGGCGGGGCGCAGCGACGGGTCGGACTGCCCGTAGATCGGGACGAAATCGGTCTCGGCCATGGTTACCTCACGAGGATCCAGGAGAAGGTGATCGCGTTGCCGGAGCCGGGAGCGGTTGCCAGCACGAAGGAGAAGTCAGCGGCGGCATAGGTCTTGGTCGTCACCCTGAAGGCGTCCGCGGCTGGCGATCCGGTCACGGACTTCGCCTGCAGGATCACCTCGTAGTCGTCATCCGGCAGGTTGACGCCGTGTGTCACCGTTGCACCGATCGCGGCGTCCTCGATCGTCACCTCACCGCGCAGCGTGCGCGGCTCGAGCGCTAGCGCGCGGTAGAGCTGCTGCATGTACTCGACCACCGCCGCGAGGCTCATCACCTTCGGCGGCGGCGGGATGTTCGTCGTCTGGCTCATCGCAGGAGCGGCGTCACGTCCGCCTGCATCGCGACCGCCTGGCACGGTCCGGCATCTGTCATCCCGATCTCGAACTGGATCGCCTCGGCCTTGCCGAAGCCTCCGAACCGCAGGTGCATCGAGCGCTCACCTGGAGCGCCAAAGTCCCGCTCGACGTAGCGGGACCACTGGCCATTGTCCTTGCGCACGCGGATCCAGAACTTCGCCCGCGCGTCGTAGTCGGCATGTTCGCCGCGGCTCACCCGGATGCGGATATCGTCGATGCGCAGTGACGGCGTCCCGGTCAGCGACCTCGCTTCGATGTGGCCGGAACGCCAGAGCATGCGATGGCCGACAAGTCCGGTGCTCCAGTCGTTCGGCGTCAGCTCGTAGATAACGCCGTCGCCGCCGACGAAGACGCGGCCCCACAAACGGCGCACTGACCAGCCTGGCCAGCGTGTCGGAAGCCCAAGCAAATTGTCCCAGGCGTAGAGCGAACTCCATCGCCCGGTGCGGATGTCGAGCATGAGCGTGATGCCTTCCGTCCCGTAGACGTTGGGCTCGTGCGGGATCTGGAGCACGATGAACTTCTGTCCGTCGATGAACAGTTCGGCGGCCCAAGCGCCGGTCCAATCCGCGATCGTGCTCAGATCGCGGTGGATGTCGTCGCTGCGCGGCTGGCCGGTCTGACCCGAAAGCCGAACGTACTCCCGCTTCTGGTTGACGAACCAAACGCCTTGGTCGGCGCCGACGATCGTGTACGGAGCCAGGACCGTCTCGCCCGACGCCCATCGCCGGAAGAACGGCCGGTCTCCGTTCGGCAGCCGCTCGAACTGCTCGACGGACTTCTCCCCCGTCAGCAACAGCTCGCGATAGTCGGAGACGAACAGCGCATTAAGATCGTCCGGCTTGCCCTCGGCCGTGAACACGTCGAGCGCGTCCCAGGTCGCCGAGCGGCCGACGTTGGAGTGGTAGAAGCGCCCCGATCGCGGCTCGATCGCCATTGTGTAGCCGTCGACATAGCCGACGTGCGTAGTCTCCGGCGCATCGTCGGAAAGCTTCGCAGTGGTTGTCCCGGAGTATTTGAGGATCGGGCCACCGGCGGCGATCAGCAACTCGTCGTCTGTCTCGGCGAAGGTCGGCCGCCGCCCGCCGGAGAGCGGGACGCCCGTTGCGTCCGTCACGACGCCATCCTGCGTCACCGTGAATGTCCGCCCGCGCGCCGTCTCGGCGATCAGGCTCCCGCGCCAGTCCCACAGGAAGACCGGGGCGCCAGTCGAACCCGTCAACGTGGCGAAGGTGCGCAGCGGCGGGAAGCGCATCAGCCCGCCATTCTCCGCGACGTAGGCGTTCTCCATCGCCGCCGCGGCGCGCGTCAGGGCACTCTCTCTGACGTTGGTGAACATCTTGGCGTTGAGCGGGATGTCAACTGGAGGCATCAGGAATCCGTTGCCCGAACCTGGACGAGCCAGTCGATCGTGGTCGAAGCGGCGCCCGTCACGCGCACCTCGACCTCGCCTCCATTGGCGACGAATGTCGCGTCCCAGCCGGCCACGTCCTCGCGCGCCGTGCGCATTGCCGTGACGGCGCCGAGCAGTGTTGCCGCGACGGCCGCCTGGGTGCCATTGGCGAGAGCCGCGCCGCCGCTTGAGTCCGTGATGACCTCGTTATCGATGAATGTCCCGATGATCGAGCGTATGGTCAGCGTGCCCGTCGTCCCGCTGTCGCTGTCGGCGGTGATGCGGGCGGTCGCGCCGCTTGTCGCCCCGGTCAATGTTGCGCCGACCGTGAAGTTGGCCGTCTGATTGTCATAGGCGAGCGTGAAGCCAGGGCGCTTGGCCGAGGTGGCGATGTAATACTCGCCAGTGTTCGTGCCGTTGCGCTGGTTGCCAAGAACGATCGCCTCGTAGAACACAACTTCTCCGGCCGGGATCTCGCCGGATCTCCATGCCGTCGTGACGGTGCCATCAGTTGTGATCCCGGAACTTGATCCCTGGGCCGTCTGCCGCCAGCGCGTCTGCGCCGTGCCAACGCCAGTGATCGTGCAGTTCGCGTCCTCTGTGCAGTTGAGGAATACGACGTTGCTCTTCGGAACAGTGTAAGCGAAGTCGACGTCACGGAAGTTGACCCCGTCGAAGCGCATGTCGGCGAGCGTGTCGCGCAACGCGACGGCGCCGCCGTTCATGTTCCCGCCGTCCATCTCGAACCCGATGACGGTGTTCTGCGTCGCAAGGCTAGCGTCGGTGTCGTCAAGCACGGACAGGTTTGTAGTGTTGTTCTCGAACCAGCAGCTCGTCAGCTTCGTGTATCGCGCTCCGTTGATGCGCAGCGCAATGCCGCTGTTCTGCTCAAAGCCGATGTCCTCGAACGTGGTGTGCCAGCAATAGGTATTCTCGAACGATAGATCGACGCCGATCGATGTGCATTGCATCACCCGGCCGCCGAGCCACTGATTGTCTCGGAACTCGTCGCCATCGGCGCCGCCGAGCGGGTCTGTGTCGCCCTGCAGGAGCGCGCCGGACACGCAGTTGACGATATAGAGGTTCGACCAGTCGGAGCGCCGCGCGCCACGGAAGCGCATGCCGGTCTCGAAACGCTTGATCTCGACGTCGGACAGGCGCGTCTCGTCCTGCCCCTTGGAGTAGACGCCGACGCTGCCAGCCACGAGGTTGACGCCATCGAGCGTCAGGTTCGCGAGGCCGGCCCGGCTGTCGGCGAGGGTGATGACGTTGCCGTTCGCCTGGCTCTGTAGCGTGGTCACACCGCGGCCGTACCCGACAAGCCGCACCGCGAGCGGGAGGGTGAGCTGGTTGACCTGGATAACGCCTGGCTGAAGCCACACATCGCCGCCGCCGCGTGCGGCAACCACGCCGATCGCGGCATTGATCGTGGCCGTGTTCGTCGTCGGGTCGGTCGTGATGTCGCCGTAGTCGTGGGCGTAGATCACGCGCGCAAGATGTTCCTCGAGCGGGTGAGCCTCTGTCCCGTTCTCCGGGAGCACGGTCGCCGCTGACGCATCCTCTTCATCGAGACTTGTCAGCGGCGGGCGCAGGACGCCAGAGCGCGTGCCGGCGACGTAAATCTCGATGGCGACCCCGACATAGACCGGAGCCGACAGCTTGCCATAGACCACGTCGCCGATCGTCGTGCTCGTCAACGTCTGCGGGTTCGCGGCGGATACCGTCAGATCTTCGTCTTCGTAGAGGCTGGCGAGCGTCGTCGTGCCTGGAAGGTAGGCGTAGACGGTCGCCGACCCGGCCCCAGGGACAAGGAACTCATATTCGGGGAAGGCGCGCATCGCCGGCATGGTCTACCTCACGCGAAGTCGCCGAAGACGACGACGGAAAACGCAGGCGGGTCCGTGGGCGTGCCGCCAACGTCAGCAATGATGACGCGGACTGCGGTCGTCGATTGGCTGACGACTCGCCAGATCCTATAAGCGGCGCTTTGCTCTACGGTCATGACGACGGGGTAGAGCGCCGACGACATTGCCGTCGTGAACGTCAACGTGAAGTCGCCCGTTCCGTTGTCCGTGACCGTGCTTGAGAAGTTGTGCCCTGCCGCCAGTGTCGGGGCACCGGCGCTCACGGTGACGTGTGCCCACGCCTTCGCGACGCCGGGGTGGTATCTAAGCGTACCTGGCGTCGCGAACTTGGAGGTATCGGACGCCGCCTCCAATTCCGTCTGATTGGCGGCGGAGGGGATATCGGGGACGTCTGCGGAGGTGTCCCGCGGCATCCCCTTGACGCCAGCGTTCAGCATCAGAGGTGCCCGCCGTAAGCGACGACATTGATGCTCTCGGCGGCGTGCGTGCTGACGCCGAGTTGCTCGAACGGACCGAGCGCGATGCCGCCGGTCGGTGACCAGGATCCGTTTGCAGCCTCGGTGTTAGCTCCGACCGTCACTGCCGACACTGTCATCTCCTTGATGAGCAGCCATGTCGGAGCAGAGTATGACGCGACCGTGCCATCAGCATTGAGCGTCAATCCGGAGTCCTTTTTGAAGATGCGAACCATGCCAGCAGTCGTCGTCACCGCGGCGCGATACTCAATGCGCTCGATGCGTGTTCCTGGCGAGCGCCCGACGACGAGCGTCGCGATCGTCCCGGTGCCGTCGCGCGCCGTGTTCGCTGTCGAGATGTTGACGACGGCCAGGGCCGGCGCCGATGCGTAGGCTGGTTGCGTGCTCATGGATCACTCCTTACTGCGCAGTCGTGAACAGGTTTTCGTGGCGGTAGTAGGTCGGCCAGTAGGCCGTGGCGGAGTCGGCAGCAGCCGCGGCATCGATTGCTGACTGCGCGGCTGCGGCGGCAGAAACGGAGGCTGCAGTAGCGGCGGCCTGGGCATCGGTCGCGTCGGCGCTCGACAGCGGCGGGTTTATGATCCCGGTGGAGTGCGATGACGCGAAGGCGCTCGAGATGACGAGCACACAGGGCGCCTCGTGATAGACCGGCTGCTTGAACTTGCCTTCGCCGTCTAGGATCTGCGGATTGGCGAGCGTCGTGCTGCCAGACGGGTTGGCGTAGAGCGTCACCTTGACGGCAGTCGCGTTGCCATTGGCGTCCGGCACATAGGCCGTGACGCTGGCGCCACGATAGACGTCGTTGCGATGCTGGAAGGCCGGGAGCGCGGAGCGGACGTAGGTCATCAGAAGTCCCTCGGCTTGGTATAGCCGCGCGCGCCGCGGTCGCGATTGTTGAAGGCCAGAAGGTCGCGCTTGGCCGCCTCGGCGTCGCGCAGGATGTTCGCGCGCTCAGCAAGAGACAGGCTGAGCACGCTGCCGGCCGAAATGTCGTAGGCGGTCGCGAGCTTTCCCCACCGCTGCCATGCGGCCGGGATGCGATGCGCCTCGGCCCCCGTCTTCTCGTCAAGCAGGTCGTTGGCGTAGGTCTGGAACGCGAGGCGCAGCGTATAGCCGCTCGTGGCGATCACCGGGTAGGTGTAGAGCGTCAGGTGCGGCGCGATGCGGTCGATGTAGACCTCGGACGGCGGACCGCTGCTCGTGAGATCCTGTTTCGCCAGGTAGTGGTCGCGCCGGATCATCGTCACTGGCCGTCGATAGCCGTTCGAGTCGACGAGGACGGCGCCGGTCGGATGCTCGATCCAGTCGGCGGGGTAGTCGCCGCCGAGTTCGGTCATCAGGTCGTATTCCGCCTGCCCATCGACCAAGGTGATCGCCACCTCAAGCGGACGCAGCCACAGGATCGGCTCCGATCCTGCAAGTTCCTGCACAAGCATGTCGAACGCGCCAAGCGCGCGATCGAGTTGGGCAGGATCCGGGCCCGTGTCGTTCACGCCATAGGCGCCGATGTGCTTCAGCGCCTCGGACGCGATCTCCTTGGCCGTGAGCAGGCGAGGCATCAGGCCGCGACCTTCGACTTCAGGTCACGCTCGTCGGCGGGCTTGGCGCCGGCGCGCTGCAGCAGGGTCGCGATCAGATCCTCTCGCTTCGTCTCCTTCGGCGCCGGGAACCCAGCGATCTTCTCGTAACGGTTGGCGAGCGCCGACATGGTCAGCTCGTCGAGGCGAGCGATCACCTCGTCGGGCGCCAGGTGGACGACGGCCTTGGTGGACTCGCCGGGTTTGATGACGATCGGGCGCCCCTCGTCGTCGCGCACCTCGAACCCATCGATCGCGGCGAGCTTCATGCCAACGGCGCGCGGAACGGCCGTCCACCCCTTGTCCTTCGGGAACTCGACGGTGAGGTCGTCGCCGTTCGGTGCGGCACCCGGGAAGGTGTGGCGGCGCGAAACCATGACGGCGTTGAGGTCCCGAGCCTGAAACTGCTCCTTGTCGCTTGGTGTCATGCTGCTTGCTCCGTTTCCTGTCTGATCTGACCGAGCCCCGCCTCGATCGCTTCGAGCACCGCCTCCGGGGTGAGCTGGTGGGCGCAGAGCGCCGCACCAGTCTCGGCGACGCGGTGACACTGATCCCACTCCGAGATGAGCTTGATGCACGGCCCGCACTCCGGCCTGGAGTGAAGCGCCGTGGTGTTGAGCCACGATGCGAACTGCCGCGGGTCGCTGTGCGAGCAGATCAGCACCTTGGGCATGCGCTGGCGTGCGACGGCCCACATCAGGCCGGTCTCGACGCCAACCGCCATGTCGGCGAAGGCGATCGCCGCTAGCGACTGCCGCACGGTGAGCTTGCCGCAGAGATTGACGACGCGATCCGCGCAGTCGGGTCCGCCGAACTGACGCACCCGCTCGACGATCTTGTCGGCGAGCGTCGCAATTTCGTCTCCGGCCAGGAGCTTCACGCGCAGCCGCGGATGCTTGAGCAGAAGCCGCGTGAGAACCTGGGGCGCCCACGGATACCACTTTTGCGGCCCGCTCCCCTTGAGCGCCCAGGCGATCGTCGGGGAGGTGTTCCGCGCCTCCTTCATCTCTTCGTAGGTCGGAGCGAACCGCGGCGTTCCAACGCCAGCCTGTTCGGCGATTGCCGCCATCAGCGTCAGGTAGTCGACCGCCAGCACCTTGCGTCGCGCCGACGCCGGCCATTGCGAGGCCGGGGAGTTCGGCAGCGTCAGCACCATGCCCTCGAACGTGTGGGTCAGGTTCACCACCCGGTCGAAGCGTTCCGCGAGCATTGGCGCGACCATGTGGACCGCCTCGCTCGTCGGGAACGTCAGAAACTCGTCGATGCTCCGTTCTTCCTTGATCCACTCTCGCGCAGGCGTCGAGCAGGCAAAGGTGACTTGGTATCCGTCCTTCCGCAGCCCATCGAGCACGCTCGTCGCCGAGATGATGTCGCCGATCGCTCCGAAGCGGATCACGACGGCGCGCTTGCGTCCATCCGGGTTGCGGACAAACTGGCCGCCCTCGCAGCGCAGATCAGGGCGCTTCCGAAAGACGGCGAACTGCGAATACTCATTGCCTCCGCTGCGCGTCTCATTCTCGACTCGATCCCAGCCATGCCCGGCGCAAGACGCGGCGCGAAGCATCGCGTCGAACATCTGCTCCGGCGTGATGTCGTGCTTGTGATCCAGGTTGGCACCGAACTGCCCGATGCGCGGGTAGTGGTCTGGGTGCGGCCAGTAGAGAACGAGATGGCCTCCGACCTTGATCGTCCGCCACCATTCGGCCAGCACCGCGGCGTAGTCGTCGCAATGCTCGATGAAGTGGGACGAGAAGATGAAGTCGAGCGATCGACTTGCCACCTCCGGTATAGCGCGACCGTCGCTGTTGATGTCAGCAGCCTTATGACGGTCGAGCCCCGTAGCCCAGGTGACGACCTTCTGATCGCCGCAGCCAATGTCGAAGCCGCGGCCGTCAAGATACGGGATCGCCCAGGGCGCGATTTTTTGCGCCTCGCGTCCGCAGGACGTCTCGGGATGCCAGGTCATGGGCCCCTCCTCCCATGCCTAGATGATGTACCCGAGACGGACCTCGGCGTTGGCCGACGCGGTGATCGCGCTGGTTCCGACGAGAAGATCGACCGTCGTGCCGGACGTCGCGACGCCGGGAGCGGAGGTCATCATCTCCATGTCGGCACCGGCGGCAGTCGTCGCCCCCGTTACGGCGCTGCCATTGTGCTGGAGCTGGATGGTCGCCCCGGTCCCGAGTGAGCCATCGACTCGCAGGGAAGCGTGAACCACGCGCGCGCCGGCGGGTAGGTAGAAGACGTCGATCGTGTCCGCGGATGCGGCGACGCCACTGGTGAGGGCCTTCGACCAGTAGAGGGTGGTCGTGACGCCCTTTTCGCGGACTCTCGGCTTCGCAAGCGTCGCCGGGAGAGCGAGGGTGGTGACTGCAGCCATTGGCTAGCGGTCCTTTCGTTGGAGGAAGAAGCGGCCGGCGCACCGAAGCGCGCCGGCCAGAGGCTCAGACGACGTAGCCGAGCGTCACCTGGACGTTGGCCGAGGCCGTGACCGCCGACGTACCGACCAGGAGGTCGATCTTGGTCGCCGAGGTGGCGGGACCGACGACGGAGGCCAGGATCTCCTGATCCGCCCCGCCGGCCGTGGTCGCCGCGGTCAGCGCCGACGTGTTGTGCCGGAGCTGGAGCGTGGCGCCCGTGCCGAGACTGCCGTCGACGCGGAGCGTCGCGAAGGCGACGCGCGCGTTGGCGGGCAGCGTGGCGATGGTGACGGTGTCGGCCGACGCGGCGATGCCGGAGGTCAGCGCAGCGGACCAGACGATCGGCGTGAGCCGATCGTCGGTGTAGCGCGGCGTCTCGTTGCTCGAGATCGCCAGGGAGGTGACTTCTGCCATGGGTGGGTTGCCTTCTCAGAACGACGAAGGGCCCGGCGGTGAGGCCGAGCCCTTCGTCAAGGTTGCGGGGAGTTGGACGTCTCGCCGATCAGGCCGTCGCAGCGGAGTAGAGCGAGATGACGGAGAAGTCCTCGGAGGCGTTGGCGTCATAAACCGAGGTGAAGACCGGCTTCTGGAAGCCGAACATCATCCCGACGCTGACGCCTTCGCTGTTGCCGTAGTCGTCATCTTCCTCGCCCCACTCCATGTCCTGCACCTTCGCGAAGGCGAGGGCCTGCGCGCCGAGCAAGAGGTTCTGCGCCCCATGGACGGCGCTGCCGGATCCGAAGCGGCTTCCCGATGCCGCACCGAGGGTGTTGTAGACCTTCGGATGCGAGAACAGGATCGCGTTGTCGACCTCGGCGAACATGCCCTTGAACAGCGGGTTGGCGTTGCCCTGCGAACCCGCGCGACCGACGTTGGTCATGTAGTCGGGCGAGTTCTTGAGGTCGCGACCGGCCTCGGTCGACATGACGATCAGGTACTTGGACTTGCCGTTGTACCGGACCGGCTTCAACCGCTTGCGCTCGGCGACGGCGCACGCCTTGACGATCGTCGCCCAATCCATCGTGTCGGCGGCCGTGAGGTTGGCCGACGTGGTCGCCGTACCGGCGGCCATGATGCGGTTGGTCGACGGCGCGGTGACGTCGGCCGCGAACGACAGCGAGTTGAGCTGGCTCGTCAACGGGCGATCGGAACCGTCGAGGTACTTGGTGTAGGCGCGGCCGGAGACCGTGAGAAAGCCGAGCTCGTCGATCTTCTGCGAGAACCAGTTGCCCAACTGATCGCGGGCGTTCTCGCGGAAGCGGATGACCGTCTTCTGCTCGGACATCTTGCCAGCATTGCGCACCGCGTTGCGGAGCATGCTGATCTGGATCTCCTTCGTGCTGGCGGTCATCGCCTGCTCGTTGCCCTTCAGGATGGCGTCATCGACGACACCGTCGCCGCCAACATCCGGGAGCAGGTGATAGACGCACTTGTGACCGCGCGTGGTCTGCGTCAGTTCGTTGACGTACTGGACCGGCATCTTGGAATCGGAGTTGCCGCTCGAGACCATGCCGGTCGCGAAGAAGAACGACTCATCACGAGCCGCCTTCCAGCTCTTGGCCTGCCACAGCTTCTTCTGCATGGCAGTGATGGCGCCAAAGTCGGTGGTTGCCATAGTAGTGGTTCCTTCAGGTCTTGCGCGCAGACGCCTGCCGCTCGAGGGCCGCGAGGACGGCCGGCGGGAGTGCCGCCAGTTCGTCGTCGGACATGCGCTCGGCCTGTTCGACGGTGGGCGTTCCACCTGTCGGGCCCTGGTAGGCGACTGCGTGCGGGTTCAGGTTCGGCGGCGCGTTGCGAGCCATCTCGAGCTTCGCGTTGGCCGCCTGGGTTCGGGGGTCCTTGGCCTGCGGCTTGCCGCCGGCACCGGGTTGGTTGTCGCCGTAGAGGCGCTGTGCTGTCGCAGCGATGTGCCGCCGCAGCTTGAGGTCGGTGCTGATGTCGATGCCCTGCTTCGCCGCCTCGCGGCGCGCGAGCGGGACGATCGCCTCGATGTCCTCGGCAGAGATCGTCTGGAGCGCGGGAAACTCATCCGCGAGACGATCGGTCTGCTCCTGCAGGTACGTGTCCGACTGAGCCGGAGCGCTCGGCGACCGCATCTCCATGCGGATGTCGAGGATCTGCTCCTGAAGCGCGAGGTTCTGCGTGGTCCAGTCCTTCGTGCTCAGCTCGCCGGCCTCGTAGCGCTCCGCCAGCTTCTCGACGTCCGACTTGAGGGCGTCGATGCGCTGCTGCGGGGTCGGCTCGTTCGCCGGCTCGTTCGCCGGCTGCGCCGACTGCTTGCCAAGCGCGAGTGCGCCGACCGCTCCCTCAAGGCGGGCCAGGCGCTCACGAAGCTCGTCGCGCTCGTGAAGGGCCTGATCGAGACGCCCCTTCGGGACCATGATCGGCTGCCTGCCCTGGGGCTGCTGCTCGCCTTCGGCGGGCGGCTGCTCCTTGGCCTGCGTGCCTTGGTCCGTCTGGGCGTCCTGGTGTTCGGCCTCTCCCTGCTCGGCGTTCTGCTCTCCAGCCTCGGCGCTTCCGCCTTCGGCCTTCGCCAGTTCCGCCTCAAGGGCCGCAAGCTCCGTGTCGTCCGCGTGGGCGGCCGGCCTGAAGTCTGCGTCACCGAACTGAGGGATGCGCTCTTGGGTCGTCTCCTGCTGCTGCGTGGTCATGGCCGTGTCGTGGCTCCATACGAAAAGCGCCCGAGGCCCCCGGCGACGGGGGACGGCTGTGTCGCTGCCATCAGTGCGGTTGCGCCCGTGACGCCGGGACGAGGCGGCGGCGCTGTCGTGCGCCGCGGACGATCTCGCTACTTGCTCTTGATCCGGTGGAGCGCGCTCATGGCGCTGCCCTTGCCGACGACGCCGCTCGCCTTTCGGATCGCGACGGCCTCGCTGTCTCCGCGCTTGAGCGCCGAGTTGGCGATGTGCGCCCACTGACGCGCGGCCTTGCCGCCGCTGGCGTCCTTGTCGTGGCGCTTGGCGTCAGACGGCTTCCACGGCATCGCTTGCGCCCTCAGTTGGCCTTGATGAACGGCGGTCCTTCCAGGCACCAGTAGTCGGACGGGTGGCGCATGCAGAACTGCCGGCGCGAGGAGTCCCCGCGCGTGTCCGGTTCCGAGCCCTGCGGCCCGCTTGGCGAAGACGATGCCGGCGCGGACGGCGCCGAGGGGGCGGATGGAGTCGAGGGAGTCGGCGTCTCGTTGCCCTTCCCGCCTCCATGGCCGCCACCGTGACCGTGGCCACCGTTGCCACCGTGGCCATGGCCGCCAGGATTGCCGTGGCCGCCCTGGTTCCCCTGGTTCCCCTGGTTGCCACCGTTGCCTTGCCCGCCTTGCCCGCCTGGGCCCCCGGAGTTGCCGGGCAGGCGCGCGTCGGCCGTCGCGATCAGCGCGAGCATGCCGATCGCTGCGAGAAGCAGCTTCATGGTGATGTCCTTGGGTTAGGCGATTGGGGAGTCCGGCGGGATAGCCTTCGCCGGGTTCGGGTTCGCGGACGGCTGGCCCTGTGCGGCCTTGCGCGTCTGCGTCTCCTTGATCTCGAGGTCGCGCCAGAACTCGGCCATGCGGTCGAGCGCCTTGCGCGCAATGCCACCGAAGTCGACATGCTCGCCGCGGTAGACGCGCGCGATCGGGTCCTCGATGAGCACCGAGGTCTTCAGGTCGCCGTCGCGGTCCTTCCACATGATGAGCGCGTGGCGCGGCTGGCGCGAAATCGGCACAGCCGCGAACCACACGAAGACCCATGCGCCATCGTCGCGGACGTCCTTGTTGAGCAGCCACAGGGCTTCACGCGCGATGATGCGGTGCGCCTGCGTGACGTCGACCAGGCCGTGCTTTCGCTCGCGGAAACTCTTGTCGGCGAGCTGCACGACGCAATGGAAGGCCGTGTCGGTGAGACCTTCGTACTCGGGGGCCATGATCTCTCCGAGGACCTGATCCATCAGCGCCTTCGGGATCAGGTCGTCGGTAATCACGGCCATGGGCTATCTCCTGGGTGGCAACGCGGCTTGCGGTGTGCGTGGCGCAAGCGGGA